ATCCTCTTGAAGTAATCTTCACGTTATAGTCACCACTGATGATCTTAATGTTCTCAGCTTTGAACATCATACTGAAGCTATGTTCTGTTGTACCAACTTCGATCTTGAATGTATCACCGGTTGGGTTCTTAGAGTTCATTGCACCAACATACACTTTGCCTTCTTCTCCACTAACAGAGAGCTCAGGCATTTGCAGAATGTTAATCGCTTTCAACACACTAGAAAGTACATCAGCAGACATTGTAAACTCAATCTCAGCATCCTCAGGAAACTTAATTGGCTTGTCCGGTGGTGTGACAATCATTTCAGGATCAGCGTATGTGTAATTAACAACCCGGTTGCCTTCAGATATAACCAAGAAACTATCACCCATCGCAATATCAGGATCATTGAACATCGACAGAACGCCAATGAACCGTGACAAATCATAGATTGCATAGGTCTGTGGAAAGACCTCGCTCACTACTGCTCGAGCCATCACCGTTTTATTGGGTGACATGGTAGTAATTACACTACCATTCTTGAACAACAATGAGGGGTTGATAGTAGAAAAGTTCTTCAGCACTTGAAGTGTTCTACTTGACAATTTCATTTTTTAGCCTTATCTTTCTTTAACTGACCTGAATCAGCTGTCGCAGAAGCACCGATCGATGCTAAGTCTGCTAAACTACCACCAAACACATAAGTTCCTACGTGTTGTGTTTGCATCCACGGGCAGAACCAAACCTTCATGCCAGCCTTCTGCACATTGTAGCAGAACATATAGTCCTCAGACAAGTAACGCTTAGATACTGGATCGATGATACAATCGAAGTAAGCCATGATCTCACGCGTCCCATCAAAAGCTTCTGTACGGATGTGATCTGGTTTGTAATGCAAGTGTGGGAACACTTCTTTGTACTTGTCAAATGTCTTACGACGGATCATCATAAAACCAGTGCCCATCTCCATCACTTCAACTGGCTCCCCAATAGGAATCTCTCTTTGTCCATTCCTTGGATTGAACACATAGTCGCCAACAAACTTCTCTAGCTTGTTTGGATCCTCATCAGCAACACCCTTATCGACTGCCATCTTGATCTTTTCCCAGCTGATACACTTCTTGGGATAAGGAGCACCGATCACATCATAGTCACTGTCATCATCTTGCATTGCAAGCAGTGCCAGAACGTCTTGTGGATTGAAACCAATGTCGCTGTCAATGAACAACATATGGGTTGCATCGCTACGCAAGAACTCATCAGCACAATAGTTACGTGCACGAGTAATCAACGATTCGTTGAACAAGAAATACAACTGCAAAGGAATCTGATACTTTGCACAGATAGCTGCTAAGTCTGCAACAGCACGTGTATACATTCCCACACAGTTGCCACCATACATTGGGGTTGCAAGGAACAGTTTGCGCTTACGCAAATCTTCAATAGATACTTTCACTTCAAAGGCCATTATTTAACTCCATATTTTTGGTCGTGTTGTTTATTAAGTCCATAGTCACCATCATAACTACTTAACGCTTCGGCATCGAAGCTGATGTACTGTCCAATCCTAGTCCCCTTCTTAATCCGTGCCACGCCAGTAGTAACGTGGAGAACGGCAGCCATAACACCATGATAACCAGAGTCGTAAAGGCCACTAGTAAGGTAAAGACCATTACGATTAAGAGTAGAACGTGTAATGACCCAACCAGCTTCGCCATCTCCCACGTGGATGACGTTTTCCATAACGACTTCATATCGTCCTGGTTGGAGCGTATAGAATCCAAGATGGTCTGGGACAAGCTCGTGGTCTGTCCCTCTGTGTCTTTTGTGTTCATTTGAAATCTCAAAAACATTATCACTAATCTTAAAGATTGATCCCAATCTTAAATCTACAGCGTTTGGTTGTGAGTCGCCTTCCTTGACCTCAGTTAGGGTCGACCGGGACAAAGGTCCGAGTACGTGTTTCAATCTTTTTCTCCATAGTGTTATCGTCAGCATACATCATTAACAGAATGTAGTGAACGGCTTTCAACAAATCTTTACGGTTCTTTCCATCCTTCTTACCGTAACGCATAATATACTTAATTGCTGTATCAGCAGCAGTGGTACTCAATGTGCCACGAGACTGCCAAACATCAATCACTTGAAAGCCATCATTAACATAATGCTGGCCATAAGTTGATTCAACATATCCCACGATATCTTGAATGTATTGGTCTTCTGAATACTTGTACATTACTTCACTTTCTTATTAATGAAGGAGCAATTATACATTGCATCTTTAATTGAGTCAAGATCACATGCATTATGATCAAAGTTTACTTCATGTTCAAACTTACCTTCCATCAAACCAGATGGTGATTGATCGAAGCGAATGTAATTCAAACCAGCCCACACAGCTGCACTCGAATCCCAACTATAGATGTGTTGATGGAATTCACTTAACAAGTCGATCTCGTTTGGTCCATCTACCATTCCTAAACAATGGAACTTATCATGAACATATTTCAAAGAACCACGACGTTTTAACTCCGTTAGAACTTTCCAACGAGAAAGGAATCGTTGCATTTTGTATGCATCACTGCGCTTACCAGTACTAAACGTTGTTTCGTTAACCCCACAGGCAATAGGGCAAGCTAGAATTGACAGGCCAACCAAATCAACATTTGGTTCTTTCAGTGCCCATTCCATTGATGTCAACAGACCTTCCATATCACCCAATTCACTTTGTGGGCAGAAGAAGGTTTTAAAGCCATCATCCTTCAATTCAGGCATCATTTCTTTAGCCTTGTCAACTGTCTTCTTCCAATGCTCTTTTGGATAGTCGGTCATTACAATGTAATCAGCATGAACCTTCTTACCCATTTCAATCAACTTCACTGATGGGTACATTGGACGTCCAAGTTTAAACATCTCAAAAGCTGAGTTGTCCATAATCTTTGGCTTGCCATCATCCAGATCAGCATAGAACTTAGCGTATACTGGATCAGACTCAACCAAGTGAGCAAGTATCAAGTGAGCTCCACTCATAGGAGCAAACACCTCTAGGAAAGGTGTTGGTGTAATATGGCAGAAGTTAATCATGCTGCGTATACTTTCATTGCGAGATTTTCTTTACATGGGAAATACATTCTACAACCGTTCTCACCATCTTCTGATACTTCGATTACATAATCACGATCAGGCCATGCGTTGTAAGCACGCTCATGTAATTCACGTGCCATCATCTCACAAGACTTGTGATTCATTTGCAATGTACCATCAGCATAGAAGTTTTCAAGGATTCGTTTTAGTTGAATAAACTCAATATCCCGGTTGTCATGAAACACTTCCATCTCTAAGCGGAAGTGAAAGATGTGACGATGAGGAACAGCTAGGAATGATACATCTAACCAGTCTTCGGTTGCTAGCGTTGGGTCAGTATCGGCACCAGGGTAGCGATGAATGCCTTCTTTTTGAAATGTTACCCAAACAAAACTTTTATTTTCCATAGTGTCTCCTTGTGATATTAACTGGAAGTTTATCTTTCACTCCAACCCAAAACCCCTTTGTCTTGTTGTTAGTTGTAATATAATTTTGCATCTCTTCACGGCCGTACCAGGCCATCCAACCTGTCTCTGTATTGACATGCCAGTATCTGTGATTCTTCTTTTCTGATTTCATCCACTCGACAGGATCGACATAGAATGCACCAAAGTCGTTCATGTTATTCTTAACATCAATGCTGTAATGATTATGCCAGGATGGTTTCTTAATCCACAAGTCCTGACCTGCAACTTGTTCTTCGTAACTGGCTTCATTGTCAATTACATCCCATCCCCAACTCTCAACAGCTTCTTTAACAAACATCTCGCCTTCACGACCCTTGGCACCTGAAGCACCAAAGGCCTGTTCGAGAGTAGGAGTCCATTGACTGGTAAGACGACCGTTCATTTTAGCAACCCATTTGAAGTTTAACGTTATTGAAGAATTCTGATTTAACAGAATCGTTATGGAACAATCCATGTACTACTGATGTTTGTGTCAAGCTAGAGTGTGCTTCCACACCTCGGTTTTCCATACAACCATGTGTTGCTTGAATGTACACAGCTACGTTTTCAGTATCACAATTTTGCATGATAGCTTTAGAGATTTGGTTAACCAAATCCTCTTGTAACTGTCCACGACGAGCACACCACTGTGCAATACGAACATACTTGGATAAACCAATCACACGTCCTGTTGGAATGATACCAATGATGGCAATTCCACGAACAGGCTGGTGGTGATGTGAACACATAGAAGTGAGCTCAGCACGAACGCAAAGCATTCCTTCAAACCGCTCTGGACCTTCGTTAGGGAATGATGTAGCCTTAGGCTCTTTGGAGTAACGACCTTCCATCAGCTCATGCACATACATCTTGGCTAGACGTCTGCCTGTGTCCATACTGTTAGGATCGTTCTCAACGTCAATCACTAATGAAGAGAGGACGTCTTTAAATTTAACTGCTAGCTCATCGACCAGTAAGTCTAGCTCATTGTTATTGTGATCAATGTAATCAGCAATGTTATCGTTAGCAAAGAATCGTACTCCGTTCTTAACTAATCGATCTCTAATTGTCTTGGAAACGAAATACTCACCCTTATCTACTTCAATCATGTATACTCCATATAAAAAGAAACCTCCCGCGTGTGGAGGTTATTATAAAATAATAAAACTTATTTGTCAAGCATGTTGTTCTTGTTTGTCTTCAATGTAATCAATTATATTGTCGAGGTATCTTTTGATCAACCGATCTTTGATCAGTTCTGGAACTGTCACGAATGGCCACTCAATCCGAAAAGGACAAGAGGTACTCCACCGACTATTCTCTAAAAAATATTTATAGTGTTTGACGTGTTCCAAATTACTTGGATCAAAATTTTCTTTGACGTAAGTCACTTCTGAGAGCTTGTAACTCATAATATTTCAACCCCTTAAGCCAATTTCTTAGCGTTATAGTAATAAGTTGTAGCTCCAGCAGGAGACATATCCAACTGTTCACGAATGATGGAAATCACGTTGTCCTTAGACAATTTGATATTAGCACGGTAGATCTCTAAAGCACGGTCTTGCTTAGTAGGACCACCTGCACGGGGACGCTTAGCTGCTACTTTAGTCTTAACAACTTTAGCAGGCTTTGCAGGCTTAGCTGCACGCTCAGCTTCCATAATAGCACGGCCTTTAGCAAGTTTAGCTGCACGCTCTACTTCTTCAGGAAAGCCCTTGTAAGGACCGTCCTCAACCTTACGCTTAGGATTCAATAACCACGCATTGTAGTGGTCAAGTTTACGTTGCATAAAGTCGTTATCGTGGCTGACAGAGTAAGTTTGTTTCATGGTTATTTCCTTAGTTGATATGTCTATTATATCACCTTTGTCCAAAAAGGTCAACAGTTGTAACTTGTTGATTTTAGGGGACATTACCTCTTCTCCATGCTTACATTTCCCGTGGTATTTGAACCCAGTACACGTGCAGGAATATTGGTTTTCACGAACAGATACCACATAAGTGCTACCTTTTGAGCCTTGAATATTGAAATACTTTGTTGAGTCAGAAGTGCTACCCTTGATAA